ACAAGACGAGGTTGGGATTTAGACCATGTTAGGCCATTGTTGGAACAAAAAGGATTAAAGGAAGATGAGTTAGATTGGACATATTATGGTTTGGATAATATGCAAACGTTATGTCGTCCTTGTCATAGAGAGAAAACAAATATAGATATAAAGAAAAGGAAATAAAATGGAACCAGTAAATTTAACATGGTTTTACTTTCATTGTGTTTTAGCACTTATAATAATAGTCAAAGACCACAATGGAACATTAGAAGAATCATTAGATAATTTTGAAAAGAAGGTAGGGTTATATACATATGTGGATACATCAGAAGAAGAAGTTGATGTACCATATTATATACCACCAAGAAGTGAAGTAGATTCAACTTGGATATTACCAGATTCACTAAGGAGAAATTAATGAAAGAGATACAAAAGAATAGTCGAGAGATCATTCGTATATCAGAATCAGAATATCAAGGTAATAAATTTATCGATTGTCGTATATTCTATGATGACAACGGAGAATGGCGACCAACCAAGAAAGGTATATCATTTAGTCATAAGATAGCTAAAGAAGTAGTAGAAGGAATCTTACAGACTATGGAAGAATCTGATTGGAATGAGTTTAAAACTAATTAACATATATTTATTATTATGGACGCAAGAGAACAATTAGAACAGATGAGTAGTAGTGATATTCAATCATATAATATGAATGAGTATGACGATGTAAAACTTACAGAAAAGGCCGCTGAACACTTACTGAGCATAGACCATCCCGTAATAGAGATGAGTGCCAAAGGTGGTGGATGTAGTGGTATGACTTATGAGATGAAACCACTACCAAGTAGTTTTATAAAAAGTAAAACTGATAAGGTATTTGAAAGTTATGGAGTAAAGGTTATAGTACCATTTTCAAGTTATGTTTATATGACAGGATTAGTAATTGATTATAAGGATGATTTATTAAATGGTGGTTTTAAGTTTGACAATCCACAGGCAGAACGCTCGTGTGGATGTGGAACATCTTTTTCCGTATAAGGAGTAACAATGTCACAAAAAGGTAAACAAGGAATCAATCCTTGGCTGGGAAAGACGATACCCAAAGATAGGATAGTTCGTGCTATAGAAGAAAGTGAAAGCATGGCCAAGGCGGCTCAATCACTCCACACATCCTACAACACATTTAAAAAGTATGCAAAAAAATATGATGTATGGAAACCATTACCAAGTAATGCTGGAATAAGTAGGGCCCGTAAGGTTACTTGGAGTGGAAATAAACCTTTGGATGTAGAGATAAGTTTTCAGAAAGAATTGATTAAGGAATTTATACTTCCACAAAGATGTAGTTGTTGTGGTGAATCAAGACAAAGAAAAACAGATTTACTCACACCATTAATTGTACATTTTATTAATGGAGATACACACGATAGAAATCCATCCAATTTAAGATTTTTTTGTTATAATTGTTATTTCTTAGAGAATCCTAACAAACACAGAACCATCAATAAAGATATCGGTAGAACATTTGAAGAACAACAAGAGATATCAGAAGATGGTATAACTGGTGATGATTTGGCTAAAGAGTTAGGTGAATCGTTAGCAGATTTATTTGGTAAAAACTGATGAGTAAGTTATGGGCGGCACTTATAATATCTTTCTTCGGACATATCCTTGCGTGGTTTCATATGCAAGGTCAATTTAAATATGAATGGGCAAAAAGTATATGGTGGGTTATATTAGGTGGAGTACCAATTAGTATTGCATTCTATTATGGTACAAGGTGGTATTATGAATACTTTCAAAATTATTGGTATGTTAGACCGATTGGATTTGGTATGGCAACTTTAGTATTCACTATAATGACTTGGTTAATGTTACATGAAGTTCCCGATACGAGAACCATAATAACTATGTTTCTTTCCGTTATTATTATTGTAATTCAATTATCACACCTTTTTGTTAAATAATAAGATATATATTTAATATGAAGAATTCAAAAGAATATGGTATAATGAAAAGAACTGCCGATGGGGAATTGGTAGTCAGAGATCATTTTCCTGAAGATGTTAAGGTAGCAGTTACTGCATTCTTAGCGGCAGGTAAGATGATGGTAGATGAAGGACTTGATTATTTACCAAGTGATTATTTGGTTAATTTATTAGAAACTCTATCTAAGTATCCAGAGTACAACAATTTAACTATGGACTTGTATAGGGCATACGACAAGGAGATTTAAATGGCCGTAAAAGAAGTTAAAACATTAGTATTGAAACGAGTTCCACCTGGTGACCAATGGGCAGATATCGAAGATTCTACAGCAGGAGTATTCCCAAGTTTAACAGATGGATTAGAACATTCGTTTCAGAAATCAGGTGGTAAGAACACAGAGTTCCATTTGAGTGCGTTTAAAGGTGAGATATATGCTGTTCATAAAGAAGAAGAACCAGATGCACCACCACCACCAAAACCAAGATATTCCATGTATGGCGAAGAAGCCGATGTACAACCAAGTATGTGGAAGAAAGGAGAATAAATGAATAAAAATATAGGATTTATATTATCAGTTATATTTGGTGTTGTATGTTTCAGTGCTGGAACATATTACAGTTGGATTAAAATAGAAGATAGGTATGTAGAATATACTAAGAAGTGGGATAAGATAAACTCGGATGTTGAACAATTTGTAGAAGTTTCAAACCCAAAGACGATTCAATTTTATGTCGCAGAACTAAGAAAGATTCTTGATGACATGACAAGGTTGAGTAAGATAATTGAGAAGGGACAAGAGATTGATGAAGCTATCGATAAAATACTTGAAGGTATAGTACAACTTGAAAGTCAATGGGATATTACACTTAGTAATGATATTAAGATGAAAGAAACTATTGAGGTTGTAAATGACCACATTAAGGATGTTGATATTCGTGCTAAATCTCAGATACAAAATGTTATTGATAATGAAATCAAAGATATCGATACAAGAATAGATAAACAATTCGAACAGATTAGTAAAGACTTAAAGGAAATAAAAGATATTATTAATCAAATTGAAAATTCTAAAGTTGGTAAAAAAATATTTAAATGAAAGATGATGTAATATATAATAAACACGATAATCAGGTTATGGTAAAAACTGATGGTGATTTAATTTATATCATATGTCATAGAGAAGAACAACAAGATAATGTGGTCAAGAGAATGACTACTGATAATTGTCTTTTAGAATCTTACGAAGAATGGGATGAGGATGATGATAAGAAATGGATACTAACATTCAGAGTATTAGACAACTATGAAGTTACACCAAATTTAAATTAGGAGATTAGAATGAAAATAACAATTGAATATTGTATGCAATGAAACTACGAACCAAGAGCTCTCAGTTTGAGAGATGATTTAATGGATGAGTTTCTTACTGATTTTGATTCGTTTGAAATAAACTTAGTCGAATCAAGTGATGGTGTATTTGAAGTAATGGTTAATGATCATCTACAAGTATTTTCAAAGAAACAATTAAATAGATTTCCTAATAGTTCATATGAGATTATAAAGACTATTAAAGATGCTATAGATGAGAGGAGATTAGGTTAGTCGGTTTCCCCTATATACTAACTGTCTCCCAAAGGGTAATTATACCATATATAAGTAGATAAAAGCACAAAAAAAGACTTGACTTTTATTATTTTTTTTCGTAAGATCAAGTGAATAAAAAATAGGTTATTATGAAAAACAAAAAATGGATACTTCCATTATTATTTGTATCGAGTTTACTCGGACAGATAGATATTAAACCAATGAAAGGTTATGGTGTTAAAGGTGGTGTTGGTGGTTATAGTGTTAGGGTAAGTCCTACGAGACAAACTCTAATTAAATTAGAAGGTACGATACCCGAAAAGAAAGGTTATCATAGAGTTACTTGGAAAACCAAAAAAACTTTTTATTGGAGTAATGGAATAGCAACAGATGTGTATCCTGCTGTTAATCCAGCAAGTTACTCTAAAAATGGTAAAGTCTATACTATGGTAGGATTGATGCCAGAAATGATTGGTAAGACAATCAAGATTGTTGCTACATACGGAAAGGATTCCGACACAATCACATTAAAAATTAAAGAACGATAAATGTCAAGACGAGAGAAAAAAAATAAAACAAATATCGTAGGTAAGAAAAAAGTTCCCTATGATGTGATTATTCTCAAGGGTGGAGTAGAACATAAATATTGTAGGGTATGTACAAAACTTCTATTACTTACTGATTTCCACAAACATAAACAAGTTAAGAATTCTTGGAAAAGTGGTCATCAATTTGAATGTAAGAGTTGTAAGAATACAAAAATAAATCCGTTATTAAATCCATTAAGAACATCAGACCAGATGAGAGAATCTTCCGAAGGTTCAAGGTTAAGAGGAATTGTTATTCCAAAGGGTAAGATGGATAGTAATGTTATTTTTGAAAAGTTTGAAAATAAATGTTTTAATTGTGATAAACATTTAAACATAAAGAAAAAAGGAACATACGAAATAGACCACACATTACCACATTCATTATGGTGGGGATATTCAACAGAAGATGCTACCTTGTTGTGTTATCATTGTAATCAAGAAAAAACAAATAAGTGGCCAAGTGAATACTATACAGAAGAACAACTGAAAAGATTAAGTGAATTAACAGGTTGGGATTTTGATTTACTAAGTGGGAAACCAACAATGTGTAAAGAGAATGTCGATAGATTTCTTAACAACCGAGATGACTTTGAAACGACTTGGGTAAAGAGAAGTAGTGGTAAAAAGTTTTTAATAAAAGAAACAAAGAAACTTAAAAGTTTCGGATTTATTTAATAGCAAAATAAGTGTGTTGTTTTTAAAAAATAGATATACTTATATACAACATTGATTAACTAATGGAAATCGTTCAGAGTGAATGGTTTTGAAAAATGAATTTCATCCTAATAGAAAATCAATACTTAACGAATTAGATTAATAAAATTTGATTCAAAAAGGAGAAGTCATATGGCTGAACAAGCACAGCATCGCTTTGATCTAAGTGGTGATATATTAAAACAAATAGAAAAAGATAAAGAATATATTTATGATTCTACACCTAGCGTAGCAATCATTAATGTATTGGGTTGTCTTGGTTATACTTTAGAAGAATCTTCAAGTGATATAGTTGATAATTCAGAAGATGCCGAATCAGATAATGTATGGGTAAAAGTAGGAACGATTAATGGTTCTCAGTATATTGATATTGCAGACGATGGGTATGGGATGAACGCACAAACTCTATGTTCTTCTATGGTAATGGCTGGTACACCAGAGTTGGGTAAAAAAGATACTGGTAGTTTAGGTAAGTTCCATATGGGTTTAAATACATCAGTATTATCTCGTGGAGGATACGCAGAAATATATTCAAAGGAAGTCGGTGGTCGTCTATTGAAAACAATCTTTTCAAAAGATGAAATACTTAAAACTGGTAGTTTTGAAATGAGAGTTATAAGCCCAACACAAGATGAAATAGATTATTTTAATGAATCAACTAAATCTTCTGAAAGTGGAACATTAGTAAGGATTATTGGAAAGGAAGTTTTGAACTCAGCCCCAAAGGTGGCTAAGGCTAAGTTAGTAAAGGCCTTTAGTAGAAAGTTCCGTAGATATTTAATGGCTGGTAAAAATATGTATGTTAATAATATTAAAGTACCACCACACGATCCGATGTATTATTCTATCCCACTTGAATATCAAGGTAAAAAGCACCAATCAGAAATAATTGGAACGCTTGAATTTAATAACATAGAGTATACTGATAAGGATGGTAATCTAAAAAAAGATGGTCGTATAGTTTACACTGCGTACTCCGTATACAATCCCGGTGATAAGTCATTTGCTAGAAGTGAAAAACTAAATGTTACCAATCAAGGTATTTATGTAATGAGAAACGATAGAGAGATTATGGCAGGAACATTTTTAGATTTACCAAAGGTAACAAAAAATCCTGGTTATAATTACTTTCGAGCCGAACTTGAATTTGGTGAAGAACTCGATGAATTATTTCAACTCAATATACAAAAAACCAATATCATTATAGATCAAGGAATAAAAGACAAGCTTGTTAAACAAGTTAAGTCAGATATTAAATTTGTTGATGGTTTAGCTGTAAAGGCAAAAGAATCTAAAATTCAAAAGAATCCTAAAGACATTGAAAAGCTTCATAAATCTTTACAAGACCATGTGAATAGAAAAGGTAAGTTATTACCAAGAAATAAAAGAAAGAAAACTACTACAACAACAAAAAGACCAATTCCTGATCCTAATAGAATAATTAAAAAACGGAAACAAAAGACATATAAACATTTTGTTATCACAACTGATGATACAATGGGAAGTAGAGATGCCGCCCATATTGGTAGATTAATTGACGATAGTAAGGATTTGATTGAACTAACATTCAATACTAACCACAAACAATGGCAACATCTATTATTACTCGATGAAGCATCTAAAAACTATTATTACCTTGAATTATATGCCTTGTACAAAGTAAGATTTGATTACTTGGTAGATGAGCATGGTGAAATAGATTATGATTTAATTGGTATGATGGACAATGTAATGGGAATGACGACAGACACATTGTTAGATGGAACTAAAAAACCAAATCTAGCAGCTTAAATTTAGCAAAATAAATGTGATGTTTTACTAAAGTAGATGATATATATTACATATGAAAGTATTCGATGCTCAAATGAGGTCGATATCATAAACGAATATCAAGGTTCAAACGAAGTTGATATTCACCAAGTTGACTAACAAGTAACAAAGGAGAACAATAATGACTAAAGTTCTATTTAAGCACAATCTTCCCTTTTTCGATAGGGATGACTTTTTAACACCATTCGATAAAATGTTTGACAATCTCGTGGAAACACAATTTCCAGAAGTTGTAAAACAAGTTGGAGTGAAACCATATCAAGGTTCAGCTTATCCAAAGGTTAATGTATATGAATACGATGACAAGATTGGAATAGTAGCCGAGATACCTGGTTTGAATAAGAAACAACTTCAAGTAGATGTTGAAGAAGGTATATTAACTATCTCAGGTGATAAACATAACACCTTTGAAGATGATGGAGCAAAAGTACTCCGTAAAGAGTTAAAACAATCTTCATTCAAGAGGTCTTTCGAATTAGGTGAACAATTAGATGGAGATGATATCTCAGCTAATTTTAAAGATGGAGTTTTATCGGTAACTATTCCCAAGAAGGAACCAGTAATACCGAAGAAACATTCTGTAAAAATCTCGTAAATAAATAATTAAAAGGGTTCTACCGTATTTTTAGTTTCCACTATATCAAAACTTAAAAAGACAACCGAACCCTTTTTTTTATGCAATGAGTAAATTCAACCGATTAATTAGATTAAATAATATTGTATACGAGTGCTTAGGTGTTATGTCAGTAGAAAGTTCCTTAGAAAAGGGTACAGACTATTGGAAAAAGTGTTGGGGTGCTGATTATGTACTGAGAAATGGTAATGATTATTATTATTGTAGACTTGTAATTGATGCGGAATTTGAAGATATTTAAAAAAATACCTATTTATATGTATGTAGGAGATATAGTATATGTCAGATAAAAGATATTTTGAGGATTTAATCCGTAAAATGAAAGAGTTACGAGTTAGTGGTAGTGGAGAAATTATCGTAAATGATGATGACTCTATAAAATTTGTAGATACACAGGTACCATTTACACATAACGATTTCGCTAAATTAAGTAGTGAACAAAAAGAGGCGTTATTTATCTGGTTAAATAAGGATAATATACCACAAGCATAGTGAATGAGAAATTATTAAAATTACAACATAAAAAATTAGAACAACAAGTACTTTATTTACGAACAGAACTCGAAGAAACGCAGTGGATATTTCAAGATTGTTTAAAAGATTTTGATATTGAATTTAGAAAGTATTTTAAAGAACCTAATAAAAAACAAAAAGGTGAAGTAAATAGTAATTCCCCTACATACGACATCCCAGCAACAGATGTTAATTCGGTTTTTAAAAAGATAGCTAAACATACCCATCCAGACAAACTCGGAAACCAAAACTTATCAGAACAGGAATATGATGCCAAAGTTGATATGTATAAAGAGGCACAACAATCTGTTAAGAATAGAGATTGGTCTAAGGTGGTAGAAATAGCAAGGGAATTGGGAATAGATATTTCAGATATCACAGGTGATGATAGTGATTATCTAAAAGAGAGTGTTGAGAAATTACAACAAAAAATAAAAGAATTAAAGATGACTTACGCATGGAAGTGGAGTCATACAAAAGATAATGAGAGAGAAGTCATGAAAGGGATGATTTTACAATCTCTCGGTTTAAGTCAAATAAAGGAGAAATAAAATGACTACATCAAAAGAGATACACGCAAAAATAAAAGAACTTTTTGAGGAATTTGATACGAATCATGAGGTACATGCTGAAAAAGGTAACAAAGCAGCTGGTGGTAGAGCAAGAAAAGCTATCGGTGAGGTAAAGAAATTGGTTACTTTATATAGACAAGCTTCAGTATCAGAATCAAAGAAATAAGAGTATATATAATATTTATAGAGGTATAATATGTTACGAAAGGACACGATAGAAGATAAGCTCGGCCAACTACAATTAACCATTGATAGGTTGAGGTCAAGTTTGGTAGTACCACAAGATCCAGGTGATATTGGTACACCGATACAGACCGTAGTTAGAGTATTAGAGCAGGTTCAAAATCAGATTGACCAAATAGTTAATCTGATAGAGTTAGAAGATTAATTAATAACTAACGGAGATAAAGTGTGGAAACAAAGAATAGTAGGTTTTTTCCATATTTAGTTGGATTATCCGCACTACTTGTTGCGGGAAGTGCAGCTTTTTATTCAGTATTCGGTTTAAGTAAGTTATTTAGTGGAGCTACAATGGCAGTTATTATAATGGCTGGTTCATTGGAGTTTGCTAAATTAGTTAGTGCATCATTCCTATATAGGTATTGGGATGAGATAAATCGATTTATGAAAACTTATTTAATTATAGGAGTGGTAACTCTTGTGATGATAACGAGTGCTGGTATCTTTGGATTCTTATCCAATGCCTATCAAGGTGCTACGGTTTCATTCGAAAAAGAATCTACCGCCCTATTATATAAGGAAGATAGGTTAGACCAATTATCAGACGATAAGAAATTCTTAAAGGAAGAATTAGAGGCTGCTGTTGCAGAACTACCCGATAACTATCGTACTGCCAAAAGAAAACTCAGAGAAGAATATCAACCAAAAATAAATGATATCAATATTACTATGATGACACTTAAACAAGAGATTGGTGATTTAAAGATAGCACTTGTTGAAACGGGTGTTGATGTAGGACCTGCAATTTATCTCGCACGAGTATTCGACACGGATGTTGATTCAATCGTTAAGTATTTTATCTTTATGTTAATTGCTGTTTTCGATCCTCTTGCTGTAGTTTTAGTTATAAGTTATAACCTAACGCTACAGGTTAGGATAAGAGATGACGAGAATCAGGGCCCTGTGTCTGGGAAAAACGGAAAAACGGAAAAACAGAAAAAGAAACCAAAACGACTTGGACTATATAAAGAAGGTAAGAGTGTAATTGAGAAAGTTGTCAAGGAAACTTTTAAACCTGATAGTAAAATAGAAAAAAAGCATAAAGAGGTTATAGAAGAAGAACCAAGAGGTGGAATATTTGTACCTGAAAAAACGGTAAATACATCTGATATAGGTAAAGGTGGTATAGTAAATTCCGAATATGTACCAAAGAATAAAATATAAGTGAATTATAGCAATAAAGTTATGTATTCCAAAGGTTATTTAAATACTTATCAATGGAGATTTTCTTCATTAAACATTTCACATACAATAAAACCAGCGGACAGGCAGCTGACACACCTGTGAAAAAATGTGTCTTAACCAAAAAGAGGAGAACGTTAATGAATATACGTAATCTAACAATATCATTATTGATGACAACAGGATTGTTTGCACAAACTATCGTTGGGGTTGTTAATGGTGGTAGTGAACCATTGGTTGGAGCAAATGTTGCTGTTGTAGGAACTGATAAAGGTGGTGTAACAGATGAATCTGGTAAATACACTATCGATGTCGGAGCTGAAGGCACATACACATTAACTGCTTCATTCATTGGATATTCACCTTTAACATTGGATGTTAAGGTGGGTGATATAGTTGGAACACTCAACTTCGATTTAGAAGAAGATGTTTTAGCTATGACAGCACTTGAGGTCTTGGCTTCAAGAGCTGATGAAAAGACACCTGTCGCATACACTAATGTGGTAAAAGAAGAATTGGAATTTCGTCTTGGTAGTCAAGATGTTCCAATGGCTTTGAATACTACACCAAGTGTTTATGCAACTCAACAAGGTGGTGGTGCGGGTGATGCTCGTATCAATGTTCGTGGGTTCAACCAACGAAATGTAGCCGTAATGATAAATGGTGTTCCCCAAAATGATATGGAGAACGGATGGGTTTATTGGTCTAATTGGGATGGAGTTGCAGATGCAGCACAATCAATTCAGATGCAAAGAGGTCTATCAGCTGTTAATCTAGCCACACCATCGATTGGTGGAACTATGAACATTATTACTGATCCTGCTCAACACGAGAAGGGCGGTAAGTTCAAACAAGAAACAGGCGCAGGTGGTTTTCTAAAAACTACTCTTAATTACAATAGTGGTTTGATTGGAGAAAAACTCGCGTTAAGTGGTACAATAGTACGAAAAACAGGTGATGGACTCATCGACAAAACATGGACAGACGCTTGGGCATATTATTTTGGTGCGAGTTATCAAGCTAATAAAGATAACCGATTTGAATTATACGCTATCGGAGCTCCACAACGCCATGGTCAAAATCTATACAAACAGAATATCGGTGCTTATGACGCTGAATTTGCTGCGAGTATAGATGGATATGATGAAACAGCACTTGGAGAAGATGGTTCGTTCAAAGATGTTGGTCGATTCTTTAATCAGAATTGGTCACCTATTAGTTCAGACTATAAAGGAAAGCAATATTGGTATATGTATGGTGATAAAACATCGGACAGATACAATCCTAACTTCCTAAATGAAAGAGAAAACTTCTTTCATAAACCATTGGTTAATCTTAACCATTTCCTAAATATAAATGAAAAACTTCGTCTTTCATCTGTAGCTTATTGGAGTGGTGGATCTGGTGGTGGTACTGGTACTTATGGTAGGATTCCAACTCTCGACGCCGATGGTGTTTTAGGGGGAGAAGATTATAAGTTTTATTATGGTCGTTCTCCTTGGACAAGAGATTGGAATACATTGGTTGCATACAACTCAGGTGACGCAGACACAGTTTATGTTGATAAGAGAGTTCTACCAAGAACTCATGGTGATGGTAATAATCAATCAGTAGGTATTCTTCGTAACTCTATTAATCGTCAAAATACTCTCGGTTTAATCTCCAAATTAAACTACGAAGTTAATGATGATTTAGAGGTTCAAGTTGGTATTGATTGGAGAACTGCTAAAATCGAACACGCTCGTGAAGTTCGTGATTTGATGGGTGGTGATTACTATATGGATTACGCAGATGATAACTACGCAGATGGTAAAAGAGTTGGTTTAGGTGATATCATTGCATACCACAATCATACTACGGTTGATTGGTTAGGTGGATTTGTTCAAGGTAATTATACTTTGGATAATTTAAACCTTTATGGTATGGGTGGTGTATCTAACATCAAGTATACTTATCAAGATCATTTTACGGTTGAGAACGAGTTAATTGAAGCACCATCAATCACAACAATTCAAGCAAAAGGTGGAGCAGTTTACGATATAGATGATAATGTTAGTGTATTTGCTAACGCTGGATATGTCGAAAAACCACCTATTATGGATAATGTGATTTACTTTGATGGTACGGTTGCACCAGATCCTGCTAATGAGAAATTCATTAGTTCAGAAGCTGGTGTTAATTTCAAATCTGATAAATTTGCTGTTAAGGCAAATGTATACAATACAGATTGGAAAGACCGAAACCTTACTAAATCCGTAACCACAGGACAAGGTGATTCAGGTGATACTGATGTTATCTTCCTTAGTGGTATCCATCAAAAACATCAAGGACTTGAGATAGAAGCTTCTTCACAAGTTCATTCAATGTTTAGGATAGACGCGGCACTTAGTTTTGGTAAATGGCAGTTCAATGGAGATGCTAGTGGTAATTATCAAGAAAACGAATATGATGAACAAGGTAATGTAAGTGGTTTGAAAACAACCAAATACAATTACGCACTTGATGGATTATTCGTAGGTGATATGCCTCAAACTTCATATGTCTTGGGTGGAACTCTAACTCCTGTTAAAGGACTTAGTATTCAAGCACTCTACAATATCTATGATGATAATTATAGTGATTGGAGTCCTGATTCTCGTGAGTATGATGTTGACGCAACAGACGATGATGGTAATTCAGTAGATGACGCAGATAGAGAACAAGTATGGATGGCACCTGGATATCAAAAAGTTGATATTCACGCTTCATATAAACTACCAACCGATTGGACTGGTGGATATGATGTGTCGTTGTCAGCACATTTGTTTAACGCTTTAGATGCTGTATTTGTACAAGATGCAGTAGATCACAGCCAATACAATAGTTATGGTGACAAAGTTCACGCAGCACACAACGCTGAAGTATTTCTTGGAACACCAAGATACTTTAACTTAGGATTGTCTGTTAATTTCTAAATAGTATAATTAAAGGGGGGTTTATACTCCCCTTTTTTTGTGCCAAAAATAATTAAAAAAAAGACTTGACTCGTATTGATTTATTTCGTATATTCCAGTATAAGATAAAGGGAATAAATAATGAAAACGGAAATAATAATTGAAATAGATGGTATAGTTAGAACAATGGATTTGGATGAGTATATAGAAATGGTTAGGGGTGGAAATCCACTTCATACAGTTAAAGGAGTTAAGTAATGACAAAAACACACGAGTTTATTTTAGGAAAGTATGATTCTTCAACAAATTATGAAGGACATATATTAGATGTTGAATATGTGGTATCAAGTGTTAGTGATGATATTAAGGTTGTAGATATGTGGAGATATTGGGATAGTAATAATCACAATCATTCAACACCTGATATGGATGAGATGATGAAATTAGATTGGTTGAGTGAAGATTTCAAGGAGAAGATGTTTGAGGAATTAAGACATATTGAATTTGGTGATTTTGATTTGGATAAGTATTGTGAAGAAAATCCTGATTTCGATGAAGCTATGAATGGGATGTATAATTAATGAGTTGTAATAAGTGTAAAAAAGTAAAAGCAGTTATCAAGTACAAAGATGGTAAATATTGTACTTGGTATTGTGCGAAAAAAAAGTGAGAAAAGACTTGACTTGTATTGGTTTTTCATGTTATATTCCAGTATAAGATAATTAAACAAAAGGAAAAGAATGAGAAAAGTACACAGATTTGTTAATAGTAAACCAGTAATAATTACCGAAAAAGGTATTCAATACAAGGTTGTTGATTTGGGTGGACATAAGATGAAGATTAGGATTAAATCAGACGAGGAAGTATCTCGTGATTCTAAACTATTTAAAGAAAGTAAGGAGAGTAAATAGTGATAAAAAGGGATAAAAATAAATTTAAAGAGAGGGTTGATATACTTCTCAAAAACATAGGTAAAGACTATGATTCTTGGACTGGAATAGAACCACTTCGTGAAATGGATGAATCATCTTTAAAGATTAAAAAAGAAAGTTCTGAGAGATTTAAAAAAGGACTTAAACTTTCGCATGGTAGGAAATACATCAAGGTTATGGAGAATAACAGAGTTTGGGGTTTCATCGCAGCTACTGATGGAATACTCAAAGGAATACCTTACAAATTTGGTGATGTATTTAAAGCAGCTTCTTGGAGAGCACCAGCAAAGCATGTTAGAGGTTCTGTATTTTTGGATAGGACAGATTGGTTTCATTGGACAGGACCGATGTACATATAATGAGTATTATTAGAAACCCTCAACCAAGAAAGAGAGAAATAAACCTTAATGGAACTCAAGGAAACGCTTACTTTCTTTTAGGAACAGCAAGAAATTTTGGAAAACAACTTGATTTGGATGTCGATAGTATTATCAAAGATATGGAATCAAGTGATTATGAACACCTTATCAAAGTATTCGATAAACACTTTGGTATGATTGTAGATTTAGTTTACAGGAGATAAAATGAAATATAAAGAAATATTAGATAAACTTTATGAGATAGAATGTCAGTTAGATGACGCTATGAATACTCTACCAGATTATAACTCTAATGTGGATTCACAAGGTTACATAGATGGTGCTAGATGTGATTTATATCATCTAAAGGATAATGTGGAAAGAGCCATATTAAATGAAAAAAGTGAAAAAAAATAAAAAAAACACTTGACTTTCTCATTTATTCTTAGTATATTCATATATGTTAAAAAAGGAAAAAACAATGAACTTAAATGAATGGTTGGAAACAACTGAATTTACAACTAAAGACTTAGCACTATTACCAAGTGTGGGTTGTGTTATCAATACTAAGAATGGAGATACATTCCCAATGATGGAAGATGACTCTATTGGTTTTGATGAACCTATGAATATCATCGAGATGTATAACGATCCATTCAATAGTGAGGAATGGTTTAATTCACTACACACTTGTGATAAACCTGTTGTTAATGAAGTATTAAATAACTTACTTCCAAATGAAGTAAAGGAGATATAATGAGAGATTTATTCGATAAAGAATTTCAACAAGAGATGGATGATTTTTTCCATTACATAGACCACGAGGTTTTGGGAAAACCATTACCAGAACCTGAGGTCGAGGAAGATATGACAGATGAAGAAGCAGAGTATTGGGAAATGAAAGCGGAGATACATAATGAATTATAATGAAACTCTATATGGGAAACAATATTTACTTGGAACTGATGTTTACGAAGATGGGAAACATAAGATATTAAATGTTCCGTTGATTGATTTAATGGATAGGAATGGTTTTATACCCGAAGGTAAGTATAATGAGATTTACAATTTATCAGTTGTGTGGTATGAGGTTAATGAAGAAATTTTTGTTGAGAGTATTTATGATACCGATAGTGGTGAAACTTATTGGACAGATAAACCAGCTAATGAGTGGACAGATAATGATGACGAACTTTTAACAGCACTTTTAATGTATGGTAATTTACAAGAAACAATAGGAGAGAATTATGTTTAGGTTTATTCCAATATTATTTTTATTTTTAATTGGTTGTGAAGATACATTGTATTTAGAACCAGTCGATGAATCTACAATTCAAGTTGAAGAGCCAAGGGTTGATGTTTATTATTTTGATAAACAACCTAATCTTAGTTTAGATGATAATGGATTTTACCATTTAGATATTGATACGACCAACTGGCAAACCTTACATAGACTCACGGGTTTTATTTCAGATTCAGCAACATCAGGACCTGTTGTAAATTGTAGGGTGGAGTGGGAATCATCTCATTATTGGACTCTCGGAGATACATTAGGTTTTTGGATTAGACAAGGTTTAACCGATGATTTAGAATGGGTTAGTTATGATACATCTTATGTTATTGGTTTTGATGGACAAGAAGTACCTACAATTAATCCAGCAAGTTATAGCAACTCTGATGGAGAAGTTAATACAATGATAGCACCCGTACAATCTATGATTGGAGATACTATGACTATTTGGTATTCGTGGAGTGGTTGGTACGCTGGTGTGAATAATGATTCAATAAAAATTGTATTAGATTGAAAATAATACTTGACTTTATCACTATTTATTCGTAAGATCAATTATGACAAATAAAGAATTACAAGATTTAATAATAAAAACATTTGATGGGATTATCATTGATGAGTATGACCGAGAGATTCATAAGATTGATGGTAAATCATATGATATCACATTTGACAGAAGTAGAGTTGAATGGAGTTGTAGTTGTCCAGCATTTAAGTTTCGTAGACGACATAAGATTTCTAAGTGTAAACATATAATTGAAATACAGAATAGAAAATTTAAGACATTGGTTGAAGGCCGAGCTGGTGTCCGAGTGGTCTAAGGAGATGGATTGCAAACCCATTATTCGTGAGTTCGAATCTCACCCAGCTCTCAAAAATAATTGAAAAAAAGACTTGACTTTCTCGTTTTTTCTTCGTAAGATCAAGTATTAATTAAATAAAGGGAAATAACAAATGAATATTAAAAATGAAATTAGAAAATTAAGTAGTCTTTCAGAGTTGAATGACTTATCATCATTTATTAGTGAGTGTAAAACTCTGTTAGGTAAATCATCACTTGGTGTTGGTTCTAAGGTTTGGGTGGTTCAAAAAACCAAAAAAACTGAAGGTGTTGTTACCAAAATGAACATCAAGAAAGCTCTTGTTGATATGAGGGGTAGGATTTATAGTGTTCCATTTTCAATGTTGGAATTAGCATAATGGTATTGGAAACAGCAGCTGATGTTGGTAAAGATTTGAGAAAACAAATCGTTCCACTAATGAAATCCAAAGGATTTAATTTAAGGGTAACTACCAGCAAACAAAGTTATTACCACGATGGTAATGTAAATGTTAAGATAACAAAAGTTCCTACTAACTTTCCGGTTTGGATAGATGAGTATTCTAAGTGGAGAGTTACACCTAACGCCGAAAGATTAGTTCTAACTTTAAAAGAAAGAATTAAAAGTATAGTTGACCAACTTGATATAGATGTGTCGGTTGATTTTGATAGAAAAGTACCTTTCATAGAATATGAGGAGAATAAAAATGAAAACTAAATCTTGGTTACTATTAATGAGTCCCGATGAAAGGGGTGGTGGTGAAGAAATTAAAACCATATACCATAATAAATCAAGGGAAGAAATGGTAAAGATGATGACCTTGTTACAAGATCTAAATGAACACTTGGTATTGTCTTTGGTAAGAATTAGTCCTAAATCAACTTATGATGATATAATTAGAATGGATGATTCAGAAATGTTTTTTATGGATTCTAAACGAAATTGGAATAATGGAAAAACATATGAAGAAGTACAAGACGACATACTTGAGGAAAAGGTTATGGAGTCTTTAATAAATGGCGATATGGGAGTCGCATAAATAAAGAGAGAGTAAAATGAAACAAAGTACATTTGAAAAAAATGGTGGTTACTTCATCGGTGGAGTAGCGTATATGGATTGTAAAATCACAGGTGAACCTGTAAAGAATGTCAGTACAGATTGTAAGTCTGTAATTGGTAGTAGGGCACTAACAGGATTACTTCACAAGAAGTTTCCCGAAACAAATAAACCAGCATACAAACCAACAGGACGACCAGCTGGTTGGCATTGGATGAAAGAGTTTGTAGATAAAGATGGAACGGTTTACCATATGGGTAAGGAACAACCTAAGTTAAAGGGAACTAAAAAACCTACTAAGGTTAAACCTGTAAAGAAGAAAGCTACTAAACGGAGAACTAAAGAAGAAATTCTTTTAGCCCGTGAAGTAGAAAAAAGAGCAGAACTAAAGAAAGCTGTAAAGAAACAGAAAGATTTTTTAAACCACCAATTTGGAAATAAGTAATGTTTGAATCTTTAATACATTTTTTCAAACATTTTTTAGGATTGTGTGGAGAATCACACCCAAGCGTTTTAGTAAGTGGGTTTGGACTCTTTACAATACTAGCAATTTACATTAGTGATATTATACATTACATAAAGGATAAAATAAATGTCTAAGAAAAGTAAAGGTCAATGGAAAGACTATAAAACATTCACTCTTAGTGATGGTACTAAGTTTTTAGCTCGTGATGAGAAAGACGCTAAACTTTACAAAGAAAAAGTTGGTGACAAATAATGATAGAGTTTACCATTTTGTTTGTAGGTGTTTTAGTAATGGGTTATCTTGTAGAGAAGGAATCCAAACGAATACAGAAGAAGAATAAAAATGTTTGAATTCTTAGTGGTGTGTATTTTAATATACATAGCATATCATGTTTCAGAAAATAATAATAAACCAAAATTCTAAGGAGATAGAATGACAAGAAAAGAAGCACTCCAAGCTCAAAGTGAGTTTTCAATTTATGGAGTTTTTAGATTTACCGCATACTTACTTGCTTCAATAGCAATGTATAGTGGTGAATTACAAATAGCAGGAATAGCGTTTGGGTTCGGAGCCACACTTGGTTTTGTTCGTAGATTAGCTAGGATATGGGAGTAACAAAATGAGCACACATCCAATGAAACCTATAACCAAACCAGGTGAAGGTAAGAAACGCCAAAAGTATGTTACACAGGAACGATATTTAGAAGAACGATATGAAATTTCTCGTGGTCTAAAAGGACCCAAGAGATTAGAAAACGAATCATTCGAAGATTTTCATACTCGTAGAAAAGCAGAAAATGGTCTGTTGAAAGAATACCTTCGTGGTGTTTGGATAAAGAAAGAAGATTGACAGAGATTCATAAAAAGATAAAACATCTAAACCATACTCTGATTGTATGGGCAGAGGATAACAAATATAAAAATAATCGTGGTGGTGATTATATCATACCACCACGAGTTGAAAATGATGTGGTTATGTCTGAGTGGAAAGATGATTTAAAGTTTGTATCTAAGTTAGATTTTATGTTAGGTGATGGTAAGACTTTGACAAAGAAAGAACTTCAGATGTCTAATCAACTATATGAATTTTATAGTCAAATGTCTATGAAAAATTTACTAAGGAAATAAATGTATAATATATTTTTAATACTACTTATGTTACAATGGAACTCGTGTTCTCCGATACCTGAACCTACTTACATTGATGATGTGAATATGGAGAATTATGCGTAAAGTAATTGATTGTTTTAAAGAAGATAATCCAGTAATAAATAAAAAACTAAGAGAGGTTTCAGTTGAAGAAGGAAACATTATTGCCACAGAATTATTTCAGATACTTAACGAAAGAAAAGACGGCATTGGGTTGGCAGCGAATCAAGTGGGAATTGATGCACAAGTGGCCGTTATCAATGTTATTGAACCTTTGGTTCTCATTAACCCAAAGATTGAAGAACAATGGGATGAAATTCCCTACTACGAAGGATGTTTGAGTTTTCCAAAACAAGGTATTCATACTAAAAGATATAGGAATATTGTTATCAAAACCGAACAGGCAGAAAGTGGTTGGTACTTTAGTGGGGCAGAAACTACACAAGAGGCTAAAGGTAGTTGGGAACAAGACAATAAAGAACAGGATCAAGAACAAAGATTATTAGAAGCTATATGTGTTCAACACGAGATAGACCATTTAAATGGAATAACTATACACGATAGAGAAGATAAACCAAAACCAATTATATCTAAAAAGGGATACGGAAGAAACGAAAGAGTTATGATTACCAATGGTAAAGAAACACAAGAATTAAAATACAAAAAAGCAAAACCACTTATAGATAGTGGAAAATGGGAAATCTACATAGGAGGCCCGATAACTTAAAATGAGAAAACTAAAAATGAAAAAGAAAGTAACAAAACCAATCAGAAGAAAATGTCATAATTGTGGGAAGATGGCAACTAATCCAGTTCAATATCATTTAGTTCCATCAATACCTTATGGTGAACCGATGCCAATATGGTCAAAGAGTGGCCCTAAAACCAAGAGGGTTGATTTGAAAGGTGATATGAAAATAACAGCCAAAAACTATTGTGATAGAGAGTGTATGGCTGAAGGTAGGTCTAAGCTCGGTGTCTAAAAAACCCACTAAAGAGAAACCTAAATACTCTAACGCTGGAAAGGGTGATAAGAATAGAGTATCAAATATTAACAAGTATGCTGAAAATTGGGAAAAGATTTTTGGTAAAAAGAAAGTTAAGGAGAAATCTAAGAAGTGATAGAATCAATGGTTATGTTAGTTTTAATGATTACATTCGGAATGATATCATTAGTAGTTATGATTTCAATAGATAAAAATGAAAAAGATAAGACATAGTAAATTACCGATTACACTATCGAGTTCTGATACATTAGATTATGAAATGTTACACGCAATACAATTAAACTTAATGTATGATGAAAACGATAGTAGAGAAGAAAATCAAGGTTGTTGGAATGCTTGGGTTGGTGAAGATGGTAATTGGTTCAACCCGTATAAACCTAATAAAAATCAAATGGAGTTATTTAATGAAGAAGAATAAAAAGATGGAGTTATTAAAAAAGGCTGAGAAAGTAAATTATGTATTTGAGAAGATGGATAAGGAAACACAAGACGCTGTAAAAAGTCTTATTAACCATATGATGGTAGAAAAAACTAAAAAGGATAATCACATAGTTTGAAAAAATATTTAACATATGATGATGTAAACATAGTTCCAAAGTACTCGGAGTTAAAATCTCGTGATGATGTAGATCTTACCACACGATTTACCAAGAATAGAAAACTACACATCCCAATAGTAGCCTCACCGATGGATACCGTAACTGAAGAAGATATGGCCATAGAGATGATGGAAAGGGGTGCCGTAGGTGTTATACATAGATTTATGTCTATTAAAAAACAATCTCGTATGATGCAATCATTACATTATAAATGGGATAGTTTTTTTAATATAGGTGATGGTAAAGAAAGAAGTGCCGATAATGATTATGATGAGTGGTATAAGAAACTAAGTAATAAAAGTAAAATATCCAAATCAGATTGGGAGGATTTTAAAGATTACGGAATGTTCACAGATGATATGGCAGAAACCGATAGGATGTGGAGAAACCTACCCTTATGTGCAGCAGTTGGTGTTACAGGAGATTATTTAGAAAGAGCGAAAGAATTGGTATTAAACGGATGTAATGTACTACTTATAGATGTAGCACACGGCCACCATAAAAATGTAGGAGACGCTATTGAAGAAATCAAGAGTAAAATATCAAACATCGAAGTCATTGCGGGAAACATTGCGACAAGAGATGGAGCAGAGTTTCTCTGTGAAAAAGGTGCTGACGGCATCAGAGTGGGAATCGGTAACGGCTCATTATGTGAAACAAGAATCAGGACTGGCGTTGGATTACCTCAGGTTAGTGTTCTTCTTGATGTGTATTCCGTTTGTGACGATTGGGATGTTCCTATTATTGCTGATGGTGGTATTCGGAATGTGGGTGATGTGGCTAAAGGACTTGGTTGCGGAGCTGACACCATCATGGTCGGTTCGTTACTTTCGGGCACCAAAGAGAGTCCAGGTCAAATAGAAAAACAAGGTGAGTGGCCTAACGAAAAATTATTTAAAAAGTACAGAGGTTCTGCATCAAGAGATTCAAAAGGAAACGATAAGAATGTTGAGGGAAATCATAAAGTGATTCCTTACAAGGGTAAAGTAAATAGAATACTTAGTGATATAGAAGATGGAATAAAAAGTTCGTGTTCCTATGTAGGGGCAAATAATCTTGCAGAATATAGATCTTTAGTAGAATTTGTAGAAGTAACAAATGCAGGTCAAGTAGAGGCTCGACCACATTTATTAAGTTAAAGGAAAATTATAAATGGTATTAGATAGTTTATTAGCAGGTGTAATGTTATTCAGTTCATTCGCCGCAAGAACACCAAATGTACAACCAAATCCAGATGACTACGAGGTTAGTATTGGGATAAATCATAATAACTTTCATTTCAATCGTCAATGGGAAAGAGAACTTGGTGAGTTCTATATAGATGATTTGTTTTGGGCCAAGTTTGATAATGGTATTTATTTTAAACCTGAGTATATGAATAAGGAAAGTCAAGGAGTTAGATATTTGAAGATTGACTCAAGACGAAGTTGGAAAGGTTTTTCTTTTGGATTCACAAGCCGTAATGATGATAGTGATGTGTTCAGTTCTAACTTTGTAACATTTATATCTTTTGGTGGAAGTACAAAGAAAAAGTATTGGGAAAAAGTAGATGTTGAATTTTCTTTTGATGGATACTTGCCACCAAGTGAAGAAGAAGGTAGAGATACTTTTGAGTTTGAAAATAAATTTAAAACATCATATCCACTAACAGAAAAACTTAGGTTGTATAATATAGGTGAAATATCTAAACTTCAAGGTAAACAATTTTACAAGGCTAAAATTGGATTTGAATATTTATTTAAAAAGTAACGGAGAAAAAAATGAATAAATTTTATACTGCAGCTTTAAGTCATTGGGAATCACAGAGAGATGAGGCTTTAGCTACATTAGATTTATATTTTAATAAATCAGTAGGTATCGGAGAACACTCTAAAATATTAGATGAAATACATATATGGACTCATAAACTATCTGAGGCTACTGAAAATATAAGCTCACTTAAAACATTTTTTGATGAATATGGTGATGTAAAAGACAACAATAAAACGAAAAAATTATTAAATGATTAAAATTTTAATATCATATCTTTTGGCATTAACTATAATAGGTAGTGGGGTATTTTTATTTTGTGCCTTGGTTAGTTTACCTTTTTGGTTAATGTGGAATTGGTTAATTCCAGATATATTTGGATTACCAATCATAACTTGGTTACAGGCATTTGGTCTTTGGACTTTTATAGTATTGATAAGATCAAGTAATTTTAATTATGCTAAAACATTTAATCCCTCAAAAATTTCAGAAGATGGTACAGAATTATCACCTTTTGGTGATAATACTTGGAATCAATGGGTTGAACAAATTAAGAAAAATTATCGTGCATAATTATATTTTTGATACTTATCTTAAATTATGGAGATGACTAAAATGGACATAACTAAGATTATTCAGACATTGAGTGAGGCATTAGATGATAAAGATTGGGATTTGGTAAAAGAATTGTTAGAAGAATTAATTTATGAAGATGATAATCCTATCCAAGAATACGAGAAGGATAAGGATGTGGATAATGAAAATTTATGGGGCTGACTTGGAAATCGACTGGTGTTATTCGATACTAAAGTGCAGCAGAGTTTGAGTAGACTCTTAAATAAGACTCAACGAAACCTAAATGGCGATACATCGCTAGACGGGTTGGACATTGATTGGCATTTAGCTAATCTTGAAATGGGATTCGACAATTTTGTTGAACCTGTTCAAAATGACCAACCATCTTACGCCTACGCGGCATAAGTTACTGAGTTGTCTAACACTCGGTCATAAAATAAGTTAGACATCAACTCCTCATGTTATGAGTATAAAAGAACATACGGAGCTATCCAAAAAAATAGTCGGTGGTTTGTAGGTAACTTCTCGGAGGGTAGTAACCTAACTAAGCTGTAAATGACTTTGTAAAGAAGGCAAACAGGACGGGAGTTCGAATCTCCCCAGCTCCACAAAATTAGCAAGAAAGTACTTGTAAATGGTTATAAAGGGTTGTAAGATCAATATATGAAAAAATACTATTATGAAAGAAGTAATCTTCTTGAGAGTGATGTGAACATCAACTTTGATGAATTACTATACATGAATGAAGAAGAAACTTCTAAATGGATTGAAAAACTTAGAAGTTTTATTATTTCAGAATGGGATGATAAAGGTATTCCACCTACAATCGGAGCCAATACTTCAGATATAAAAAAGAACTTTAAGAAACTACGAGAGTATGATGTTCATAATAAGTTTTTGGTTCGTGATGATGATGGCAATGAAAATGTTATTAAGAATTACAATAAACATGCCAGTAGTGTTAATCAGTTCTTTCCAACTATGTTAAAGACTCGTGTTCAGAATGGTAGTATTTATGATTGGTTTACGGATGAGTATAAAGATAAATTTCAAAAGGTTATAAAGAGAATATTAAAAAGAGATTCAATGTATAATTGGTCTAAATGTATTTTAGATGGTGAAGATATACCAGAGAATTTCTTTATTGTCCAACATAAACATAATGCTGTAGAGAGTAAGTACAAGACTTTATCAGTTGAAGAAGTAGAGAAGTTAGATGATAAACATAAAACTAATCTACCAAAGGAGTTAGATGGTGATACATATAAATTCTTGGTTAGGGATTTTCAGTTAGGACAAAAGTTATTTCCAGCTGGTATTCAGGCATTTCGTTTAGGACTTGGACAACCAGCCGTAAACTTTCCACCATTAACCGCTAGATATTTGTATGAAAGATTTACAGACCATATTAATATCGATGAACTCGAACCCAAACAATTAAATATTTATGATCCTTCAAGTGGTTGGGGTGGTAGAATACTTGGAGCTATGTCCTCGTTGAAAAGAATACATTATATTGGAACAGACCCGAACACCGATAACTATATTGATGAGGTGGGTATATCAAGATATGAATATGTAGCTAACTTTTTTAACAATGAGGTATTGGAAACTAATCCATTTTGGGAAGAAGAAAAAAATACATTTCACTATTTTCAAGAAGGTTCAGAACACATCGGAAACCATCCTGAATTCCAACAATATAAAGGTAAGTTGGATATGGTATTTACATCACCACCTTATTTTGATAGGGAACAATATTCAGAAGATGAGGAACAATCATTTAAGGCATATCCTAAATATGATGATTGGAGAGATAATTTTCTCAATCCCACATTGACCAATGCTTTTAATAGTTTACGAAAAGATAGATATTTATTATGGAACATAGCTGATATAAAAATCGGAAAAGATAAATACCATCCTCTTGAACAAGATAGTATCGATGTAATCGAAAACCTCGGTGGTGAGTATCAAGGTAAACTCAAAATGTTGATGACTTCAATGGTTGGAGTAGACCAATCAAATGTTAAAAACTCGGTTAAAATAAATGGAACTTATTTAAAGTATGAACCAATATTCATTTTTTACAAGAAATGACTTGACTTTTACTGCAAATTGTCGTAAGATCAAGAGTAATTCGAAAGGAAAATAGTATGATAAGTACAAGAACAGCAATTGCGGGAGTTGTGTTCGTAACAATGGTTAATGGGTTTATATCCATTAATATGTTTAAGAATCAATCCAAATTCTACTCAAATGAAGTAGATAAATTGCTACAGAGCAATGAACAACTACATACAGAACTTCAAGAATTTTATCAGTTCGGTATTGAGGTTGATGTAACGATGTATCAACCTGTTTATCCACAAACAGATAATTCACCTGATATCACAGCTGATGGAACAAAGATTCGTATCCATAAGGCAAGTGAGTATAAGTTTGTAGCTCTATCACGAAATCTATTATCAAGATGGGGAGGCCCATTTAACTATGGAGATTTTATATACATCAAGGGAACAAAAGATAAAGATGGAGTGTATCAAGTAAGGGATACAATGAATCCTAAATGGGTTAATGTCGTGGATATATTAGAATCTACGCATGTAAGTCCATACAAATATGAAAATGTTCACATCTACAAGATGAATTGGACAGATAATTTAACACTATTAGAAGATAAAAAGTCATAAATAATAAAGGAGAAACAATGGACAAAAAGAAAACCGAAATAAAAGTTGGTGATTGGGTTCATGTATTATTAGTAGGATTAGATTCAGGAAACGAACCTGCATATCAAATCGAAAAGATTGAGGGAGATGATTACTATGTTGTACAGACCGAAGGTACATATCAACATAGGATGAAAACCAAAAAGAATAGATTGAAAAAGTTATAAAATAAGAGGTTATAAATGAAACAACTTACAGAAGAACAATTACTTGGTAATTGGGAAAAGTTGTTGCAACTTGTAGAAGATACATTCGAGGGAGAACGAAAAGAGAAACTCTTGGAAATGTATAAGTTCTTTGAAGATAGAATGATAGTTGCACCAGCGAGTGGTAAAGAAGAATATCACTATTGTTATGCAGGTGGTTATGTAAATCATGTACTGCATGTTTGTGAAACGGCATTAGAAGTATCCAAGACCTATGAAAAGGTTGGTGGGTATAAAGATTGGACAGATGAAGAACTCATCTTTTCTGCTATGCACCACGACTTAGGTAAGGTCGGAGATTTACTTGGGGAGTATTACATTCCACAAGATAATGATTGGAGAAGAAAGACTCTCGGTGAGATATTCACACACAATACAGAAATAGATAATATGAGAGTTACCGATAGGGCGTTGTTTTTACTGCAACACTTTGGGGTAAAGGTCAATCTAAAAGAAACTCTTGCTATCAAGGTATCTGATGGACTCTATGACGAAGCTAACACCTACTATATGAAAGTGTTTGACGCAAGTCGTTCCTTAAAAAATCATATGCCGTACATCATACATTGGGCTGACCATATGGCTACACAAGCTGAATTTGATGAGTGGAAACGAGAAGATGAGGATAACAAAGAGGAAATGGAAAGTAGGTTAAGTAATATTAAAAATATTAGCGTCGGTAAAAAAGAATCAAAACCTAAAACCAAACAAAAAGATAAAGTTTTAGAATCAAAACATCAAGATTTATTTGATGAATTATTTGGAGATGATAAATGATAATAGAAATAGTATTAGGATTAGTAATTCTTGTTGAATCATATGTAATATGGAATTTAATGAGAAAAACAGAACTACTTGAAACTTGGGTAGAGAACTTTACCGATAGGGTAAATAAAGTCCAACAAGAGTTAAGTGAAATAGACTCAACTGGTCATTTTGAATCAGATGACGAAGTGGGTTCTATATTCACATCAATAAAAGAAGTAATAAACGATTTAAACAATAATACCGAACAGGAGTTAATTAGTGAGTAAAGCAACTAAACCAGTAAAGAAGAAGAAAAAACCTAAAAATTATTATTTTAATCAGACAACTGAAAATGCTATCATTCGTTACAACAAAACAGATAGTGCTAGGTTAAAGAATAAAATATATACTGAACATATTGCATATGCTTTTGATAAGTTAGCTGAGAATATTATTCATACATTTAAGTTTTATTATTTTGATGTTCCATCAGAACAAGTAAAACACGAAGTAGTTTCGTTTCTTGTTATGAATATGCACAAGTTTAAAGAAGGTAAAGGTAAGGCCTTTTCTTATTTTAGTATTGTAGCAAAGAATTATTTAATACTACATAATAATAAAAACTATAAGAATTATAAGATTCACGATAAGATGGATGTTCTTGATTATAGTAGAAATATTCGTGAATCTCAAGATATGAAAGATGTTGCAGATTTTAATGAAGAATATGTAAATCAAATGCTAGAGTATTGGGAAGAAAATCTAACTAATATATTTAGACGACAAAAAGATATATTAGTTGCAGATTCTGTATTAGAAATGTTTAGACGAAGGGATAATATAGAAAACTTTAATAAGAAAGCTTTATATATTCTTATTCGTGAGATGACTGGTTCTAAAACTCAACACATCACTCGTATAGTTAATATTATGAAAAAATATAATAATCAACTAACAAGAGAGTTTCAACAGACTGGTCAATTAGATACTGCTAACACAGGATCATTTTTGTAACAATTTGTTATGTAGTGTTACACATTTGTGTTACGAAATGATACACTCTTAAAAAACTTCTAAAAAATAAAAGACCTCATTTTTTGAATGGGGTTTTTTTGTGCCCTTGTAACTTCATACATATAGACACTTAAAATTATTTTTATTTTTTTTCTCAAAATAGGGTAGTTTGGTATAGTTCTTGTAGTATATAGGTAGAGATAGATTATTCGAATCTATTAAAACGAAATAATAAAGGAGAACTGAAATGTTCGAAACTATAAAAAAACTCGTAAAATCTTTTATGAGAAAACTCAAGAGTACTAATGGTAATTCACTAGCTGAATTCGCTGTTACTACTGCAATGATGGCAACACTTGCTACAACAGCCGCACCAAAATTTGGACAAGTTGGAGCAGGAGCTAAAGAAAAGAAAACAATGAATAACATTGACAAAATTCTTACAGTTGCTAATAACTTTTACAACCAAACATTGTCTGAAGAAGGTAAAGGAAGATTTCCTGGACAAGAGAAGTATGATGTCGCTGTAGGTGGTGTCACTTTAGCTGAAGGAGCTTCTACTGATGAAACTCTTGAAGCTTATGTGGAAACAATACTTGACCAAAAAGTATCTTATACATCAGAGTTAGGTGAGTTCGTTTATGTATTTTCACCAGCATCAGATGATGATGACGCATTACAAGGTGATTGGATGAGTTTAGAATCATCAGTTGGTTACGATGGTAACGATGAAATTGGTGCTCTTGACTTCAAACAAGACTTTGGTAACAATGGTATGACAAGTCCATTTCAGGATGGTTCATACGCATATTTAGTAATACCAGGAAGTGGTAGTGGTACATCCGCACAAGCTCCTGTTCTTGTAGTAATAGATACTGAGAATCCATCTAAACTACATAAAACTTTAGTACCTTAATCGAAAATAAAAAAACACCGAAAGGAAAAACAATGAAGAACATATTAAAAAATACATCGAAAGGTTTCACATTGATTGAACTTGTAATGGTTACAATCATATTAGGAATCTTAGCAGCTGTAGCAATTCCAAGATATCAACAAACGGTTGATAACGCAGAAGCAACAGCAGAAAAGGCATTTGTAGATATGGTATGGGCAGGAGTAGAACAAGAAGCTTCTGAAAGACTAACAGATGATGGACTTGAAGCATGGCCTTACAATCCACTAACAGTTATTGGTAGAAGCCGTAACATATCAGTTACTCTATTTGAAGGAGTACCTGATGAGGATAATGAATGGCAGTTTAGTGTAGATGCAGCTGGTGAACCAGCAATCTTTCATCATAGAAGAAATGACGAAATCTACTACTACAAATACGATTCATTGACATTTGAGTTAGACGAAGAACCTACACTTTACACAAACGAATAATTAATGGGGGATTTGAAAATCATTTCCCCTATTTATTATAAAGAGGTATTATGAGATTTAAACTCACAAATGATATTTTAGAAATTATCTTATTTGGATCAATAATGGTTACTTTAGGGTTCGTATTTCTTAACGATGACGAACCCATTAAAGTGCAAAGTGAACCATCAGTTGAAAATTTTGATGACTATCCATTACAAGCATGGCAAACCTTAGATAGAAAAGGTGGAGAATGTGTAAAGGTTCGTTATCGTGTAGAGAAAAATAAAACTCGTTTATATATGATAAATGCCGATGGAAAGAAAGTTCACACACAACCAATATCTTTAAGTCCACACAGAGATGGTAGGGATAGGATAGAAACATATGTTTGGAAACTCTATCGAACCGAGTGGACGGATAAGATAGCACCAGGTGAATACTTAATCATAGTGGGAACAGAGCATGATAAATCAGCATCAAGAAATCTTACTCTTGAAATCGACATAATGTAATGTGGATGCCATTTGTTATAATAACATTAGGTGTTTGTTTGATTTGGGAATTAGATGAAAGACAAACAATAAAAAAATATAAGAAGAAAAAAAGAATTGAACAACAGAGAGAAAAATGAAATACTTATCAATTGTATTATCAATAAGTGTTATATATTCACAAGTAGACGAACAAGTCTTTGCAGACCAAGGCATCGAAAGAACATCTGAATTTAAACGAGGTAAAGCCTACGGACAAGATTGTGATGATACAGAATACAGAGATTACAAAGGGTATCCTGCTTGGAAAGGTTATGGTGGATGGATATCTGAATGTGATTCAATTCGTACCGTAAATTTAGACAGAGAGTTTGCTGAAAAAGATAAAATCAGACAAAGAGAAAAGGCTATACAAGATAGTATTGATATGAAAGAAGCATTAGTAGAGATAGATAATTTAGATTTAGATGCTATGTGGGAAAATACGGTTTGGGTTGAGATAACAGATATAGAAGATACTATATATGGAGAAGTAGAACAGATTACAGCTGTTGCTGGTGTTCGTGGAGCGGAAGCAGAGGACGAGGCATTGAATCATTTATATTATAGAAGAAGTATGAAAGGTCTTGCTCTAATAGACCTACAAAAGGCCTATGGTAAATTAAAAATAAAAAGAGATAACTTAATTAAAACAAATCCTAAACATCCAAAGTTAGAAAAATTTGACAACCTCTTGTCACAATTACAAATTAAAATAAATAAATCATAAACTAACAAAAAAGTTGTGTTGTTTCTAAATGTTTAAGATATTTAGTATTGGAAGATGATGACACTTCCAACAAAATAGTAACTTATCATTTAAAAAGGAGACACACATGAAGCGACTAATGTGTATGTTCTTAATGGGCTTGATTTCCGCTCAAACATTAAAAACAGCACTACCACAACCAAAAGAACCTTTCGTTCTTACTTACTACGACATTAGAGAAGATATACTTTTAAAGACGCCACACGGTAAAATAACAGTAGATTTTTTTATAAATGAGAGAGGAGAAGTAGAGGATCCAGTTATCAAGGATACTTTCAATATCAACCTTAATGAAGTAGTGTTGGATAAATTAAAAGAAACATCTTATTATCCAGCAACTCAGAATGGACGACCAGTTCGAATCAAATATACATTACCAATAGTATTTAAATAACGGAGGCAAAATGTTAGAATACTTTTTATTGGGAGTTTTAGCACCTATCTTTCTAAATCTTATGCACCTATGTGTAGGAATATATGTAGTAATTCAAAGAGGAAATATGATGTCATTGGGATTTTCAGGTATGGGATTTATAACCAAAACCATAGGGATGATATTTCTCACTTGGTTAGGAATAGTTAAGCTGAATATGGATTTTCAAATCTATGTTCCGTTATTAACATTCTTTTGGTTCTTCACTCATATCGTAGAAGCCTTTGTGATTAATCATTATATGAAAGAGAACGTACCAAAATTTCTACAAGACATACAACTCAATTAGTAAATAACTATTAAGCAAAAAAAAGGGGAACTATTGTTCCCCTTTTTCATTATCCGATAATAGCTATTTACGAAATAAACCCACCAACACCAATAATGCGACTAATCCAGCGAAACCGGATTCGCCGAAGTTATTTATGATTGATGTCAGGTTACCAATAACATTTACGCCAAAGATTCCACTCCCAAACAATACTTCGCTTACAGCTCCGATTGCTATGAAAGAGGCGAGTAGTTGAGCGATATCATCTACCCAACCTTTGACTAATGTGATGACTTCCTTCATTAGTTATCTCCCGTTGTTTTTTCTTATCATTTAACAAAAAAGGGATATTTAACTTCCGTTTTCTGTGTCGAATAAAATCCGACATATATAATTATAGTATATACAAATTTTTTGTTAGCAATATATATGCACCGATTTTTCAGTTAGTTAATATTTATTTATGAGTTATAATATCTATTTTTAATCAATATAAGGAAATAAAATGGCACAAGATTATGAATTATTTGAGGGTAAGTCACTATCATCATTGTTCAAAGATATTTACGATAATTCCAAACACAATAAAACACAACTTGAAATATTAGTAAAAGAAGTTGCTGGATATATTAAAGATGGGGATATGGCTATTCAGTTAATTCCTATGATAAAAGAGTATTTGGAAATCAATGTAAAGAACGATGAACAACTTGTCAAACTGGCAACGGTTGTACAGAGGTTAATTGCCGCTGAAGGTAAGGGTAGTAGTGAATCCGAATTTGGTTTATCAGAGAAAGAAAAGGCTCAATTACTCACAAGTATAGATGATGTAGTGGTTGATATGCAAAAAAAATCAGATAGTCTTACACAAGATATAAAGTCAGTTAAGGATAATTAATGTCATATTGGGGCAAAAATGAGGATGCCGGCACAGATACTAAACGAGATAACTCTGTAAGTCAAGAGAAGGCATCTGGTGGTGTTCTTACCAGTGCAGCCATTAGAGCTCTAATTAAATCTTCTGTACCTAATTTTAAAGATAATACTTTTTATGAATTAGAAATGGCAGAAGTTATGGGGGTACTTTTAGATGAAAAAGACTTACCAGATTTAGCAGATGGAAGTGGAAAAAATTGGTCTTTGATGGGTTCTATATCTGCTAGAATGATTAATAGTGAAAAAGATGCACCTATACAAAATACAAGTACGATAAAATCATTAAATCCATTTGAACAACAATATCCAATACGAGGAGAATATGTTGTAGTTGTAACTTATAATAAAGTTCAATTTTACATTAGTGGTATTAATATATTTAATAATCCTAATAGTAATGTTAAACCAGGTTTAAGTGGATATAGACCTGATGAGCTTATAGAAGAAGATTTTATTTATGAAAATTTTGAAATAGATAATGAAATCAGAAGATTATTTCCGTATCAAGGGGATAGTATTTTACAAGGTAGATGGGGAAATACTATACGATTTGGAAGTAATATTGTACCAGATTCTCACGGAGATGAGGATACTAAACAAGATTCACCAAACATTCTTATTAGGGCAGGACAACTATTCGACGCTTCAGATTTTGGTAAAAGTGGGGAAGTACAAAATTTAATAGATAGTCCAAAGAAACCTGTAAAAGAAGATATCAACGCCGATGGTAGTTCGATATGGGTGACTACCGACCAATCAGTAAAACTTAATATTGCAACTACAAATGCAATAAGTCATAAGTATATGACTGCTAACCATCAAGACGACCAACCACAAGAGGGTGGGAAACAAATTACACTTAATTCCGATAGGATAACCTTTAATACAAAAAAAGGAAAACTACTCGGATTCAGTAATGATGGTATAGGATTTTCTACACAAAAAAGTTTTACGGTTGATGCAGATAATGGAGTTGCTATGAATTCGGGCGGAGGAACTTCTATGGCTATGGTTCCAGGTGGTATAAGTTTAGTCACTCCAGGAAATTCAAGACTTGATTTAGGTGGTGGTGAAACAGGTGATGCAGATAAGATTACTTTATCAAGTGAGTGTCCATCATTTTTAATACTTGATGATAAGGCACATTTAGAATCTTGTGATGGTGCAAAAATACATCTTGATGATTGTGCCGGAATGGAAGATGACCAAGGTTCGTTTCTAAGAATAGGTGGTAAAGCACAAGGTGTGACAGGATATGTACTTGGTAGAGATGATATGGGACAACAACATCTCGTTTATGGAGAAGCATTAACTGATATATTAGATGAACTTATTACATCTATTTTAAATATAACGGCAATTCCAACTGGAGCAGGACCAAGTGGACCTGTAAGTGCAACACCATCACTTGCAGATTTTGAAAGTGTTCGTGCAAAACTTTGTGATTTATTAATGAAACCAGAATAATGGCACTTGATAAAAATACTTTAAGGGATAACTTAGTTGATAATTTTACTACAATTAGAGATGATACTACGGGTAAGTTAACTAAACAAGATTCTGCAAATGGATTTGCAACAGCAATTGTAGATTACGCAAAAGAAGCCGAAGTTCAGATTCCAGCTCCTATATCATTATTTATAACTGCGGCCGGTCCTGATCCATCAGTAGCTGGTATGAAATTAAAAGTAAGTGGAATAGAGACTGCTAAACCAGCACTTGTAGCTCAGATTATGTCGAGTTATACATTAATGGACCCGACTATGAATTTAATCTCATTGGGTATAGTAACTTTTACAGCATTAATGATAAATTTTAGTAATTCACTTAAAACTGTAAATGCAATAGGAACAACTATAATGGCAGTACCACCAATATTTCTACCCTCAACTAAGAAAGGTATGGATGGTGGAAGTATAGAAAATGTTTGTGATGAGATGGCAAAAGTAATACATACATCATTCTCAGCAAGTGTATTTACTGGAGTAGGAACTAATGTAACAGCCGTATCAACTGGTCCTGTTGCAGGAAAATTAGTGTAAAAATAAAAACAAAATATTTATTAGAAGAATAAAGGAGTTTATAATGAAAAAACAAGAACTAATAAAGATAATCGAACTTGTAGTTCGTAAAGAAGTGAAGAAACAGGTTAACGAGATATTTATTAACGAGAATAAGTTATCTCAAGAACCATCACTTACCGAATTAGTTTCAGAACCAATACCTAAAAAAGTACAAAAACCTAAAAAGAAGGTTCAATATACTTCAAATAAAACTTTAAATGAAGTTTTAAATGAAACGGTTGGATTAACTGGTAAAGGTAGTACACCAAATTCACAAGTAGATGAATTTGAAACTTTAGGGGGTGGAGTATTTGACCAATCAAAAATGGCTGAAATGATGGGATATGGTGGAGTAAACTCATCCGGCAATGAAGAACAGCGAAGAAAAATAGCAGCGGTAGATTCAATCAAAAAGGCTGGTGTTAAAGTTGACCAAGTTCCAGATCATGTAACGGATGCATTAACAAAAGATTATCGTGGTGTATTAAAGGCCATTGATAATAAAAAGAATGGAGGAGGATTCCGTCCATAATGGAGTTAGTAAATGGGTAGAGCACGAAGTGCATTAGAATTAGATTTAGATCCAGATGTAACAATCGGTTTGGGTTTACCTATGCAACACGATGATAATAATGGATTTTTTCCAGGTACTCAAACAACTCTTTCACAGACTGGTAGTAATATTAGAAATCTTTTATTAACCAATAAGGGTGAGAGGGTTGGACAACCAACTTTTGGTGCAGATTTAATGAAGGTTTTATTTGAACCTATGAGTGATGATTTAATTTCACAAGTTGAACAGAGTATTGGAGAATCTATGGCGCAGTGGTTACCGCATGTTACTGTAAAAAAATTAGAAGTAGAGGCAAATGATGTCAAACCAAATCAGTTAGATATAAATCTTCAATTTGCACTTGCTATGAACCCAACGGTTCATGAAACCATAACCCTAAGTTTTCTTACGGGTACATAATTAGTGGAGAAACAGAATGGCAAATAGAGTCCAAAAGGATGTAAGATATTTAAACAAAGACTTTGGTGCCTTTAGAGAAAGTTTAATAGAGTTTGCAAAAACTTATTATCCAAATACATATAATGACTTTAATGAGGCATCACCTGGTATGATGTTCATAGAAATGGCATCTTATGTAGGAGATGTCCTTTCTTACTATGTTGATAGTCAGTTTAAAGAGATGTTATTAGCATATGCCGAAGATAGAAAAACTATCTATGAAATGGCACAAGTATATGGATATAAACCTAAAGTAACACGACCAGCATTTACAACAGCTGATGTTTTTCAGACTGTACCAGCACGAGGAACTGGTACTAATGTTAAACCAGATATGAATTACGCATTAACTATCAATGAAGGTACACAAGTTAGTGCAAATAATGGTACTACCTTTAGAACATTAGAAGATGTAAATTTTAAATTTTCAAGTTCTTTTGACCCGTTACAAATAGATGTATTTGAAGTCAACCCAACTAATAAAGTTCCGTCATTATATTTGTTAAAAAAATCAGTTAAGTTAGGAAGTGGAACTATACAATCTGAAACTTTTGATTTTAGTTCTGCAGAATCATATCCAAGAATAAAATTAGCAAAACAAAATGTAATCGAAATACTTTCTGTTACAGATAGTGATAGTAATAAATGGTATGAAGTTCCATACTTAGCACAAGATACATTATTTACAGATGTAGAAAATACAGCAGCAACTGATCCAGATTTAGTTCAATACAACGACACCGTTCCGTATCTTTTAAAATTAAAAAAGACACCAAGAAGATTTGTTACTTACATTGTACAAGATGGTTCAACTGAATTAAGATTTGGTTCAGGTATATCCGATAGTCCAGATGAGGAAATAGTTCCAAACCCAAGTACGGTTGGTTCGAGTTTACCTGGTAGTCCAAATAAACTTGATACATTTTTTGATCCTGCAAACTTTCTTAAAACTGAAGCTTATGGTCAGGCACCAGCAAATACTACACTTACTATAAAATATGCATATGGTGGTGGTATAGAAGATAATGTAGCCGTAAATAGTATATCAAATATTTCCGAAGTTTCATTTACAGTAGAAGAAGATAATCTTGTAGCAAGTACATTACTAACTACCAAGAATTCAGTAGCAATTGCAAATCCATATCCAGCTACTGGTGGTAAATCCGCAGAATCTACCGAGGAGATTAAACAAAACGCATTAGCTTATTTTCAAGCACAAGGTAGAGTTGTGACTAAAGAAGATTATATAACACGAACATATGCTATGGGTAACAAATATGGTGCAGTTGCAAAGGCATACATTGTACAAGACGAACAATTAAATATACCAAATATGCAATTAGAAACTTCTCCAGGATCTGGATTGTTTGTAGACGAGAGAAATATAGACCAACTTAGGTCTAAAGATTTAGTTTCTTCTAAAACAAAATTAGATAATCCTATGGCATTAAATTTATATACACTCGGATATAATGAGAATAAACATTTGACTCAATTAAACACCGCAGTAAAACAGAATTTAAAAACATATTTATCTCAGTATAGATTGGTGACAGATGCAATCAATATTAAAAATGCTTGGATTATAAATATTGGAGTTAAATTTAGTTTTATAGCTAGACGAGGATTTAATAAAAATGAAATTACTTTAAGGGCAATAGAATCAATTAAAGAATTTTTCCGAATAGATAAGTGGCAAATAAATCAACCTATTGTGGTTGCAGAATTAGCACAAATTATTTCACAAGTGGAAGGAATAGGAGCCATTGTTCCACCAGCAGAAAACAATCCTAATAAATTACCACTATTAATTACTAATAAATTTCAAGAATCGGATGGTTATTCGGGTAACATATATGATATAAATTATGCCACAAAAGATGGTATTATTTATCCGTCATTAGATCCAAGTATTTTTGAATTAAAATATCCAAATACAGATATCGAAGGTAGGTCGGTTGGTGATTCTGTTGGTGTGGCGTATTAAAGGGAGATAGTAAATGCATTATTTTGAATTTCCAACAAAAGATACTACATTATATGAAGATAGTGGAAGTAGAAATACAGGATTAGATGAAATTCTCGAAGTTCGTAAAGATATGAATGCTGATGGCAGTGTGGTTACGGTATCGAGAGCTTTAATTAAATTTGATTTAACTTATATTTCATCATCTGTACATAGTGGTTTAATACCATCTAACGCAAAATACTATCTAAATTTATTTGATGCAAATTCATCTGAATTGAATGTAGAACAAACATTATACGCATATCCAATTAGTCAATCTTGGACAAATGGTTCTGGAAAACATGATTCTAATCCTACTATCGAAGATGGATGTAGTTGGAAATGGAAAGATGGTGTTACTGGAAAAACTCAATGGAATGAAGTTTCACAATCGGGTGGAACTTGGTATAGTGGAAGTGGATATATTGCTTCTCAATCATTTACTAACGAAGCTGCAGATGTAAGAATGAATGTTACAGATATTGTTAACAAGTGGATAGGTGGTAGTGGTTATGTACCAAATGAAGGTTTTATGTTAAAGCGTAGTGGAAGTATAGGTAATACTGATACAAGTCTTGATGAGGGTAATACTACAAGATTTGGAAACTTTAGTTTCTTTTCAAGAGAAACTCATACAATTTACCCACCTAAGTTAGAAGTGGTGTGGGATGATTCTAAATGGAATACTGGATCATTAAGTCCTTTAACATCCGATAATTTAGAAGATATGGTTTTGTATATGAGAGGATTACGACCTGAATATAAAGAAAAATCAAAAGTAAAATTTAGAGTTGTTGGTCGAGAAAGATATCCTGAACGGACATATTCATCAACAAATTTATATGAAACAGGACACAACACTGCAAAATATCTACCAAGTGGAAGTACCTATTATGAAATAAAAGATGCATATACTGAAGATGTACTTGTACCATTTGGAAGTGGTTCTGTTGTAAGTTGTGATTCTACTGGAAACTATTTTAATTTTTGGTTGAATGGATTACAAGCAGAAAGATTTTATAGAATAAATTATAAAATTGTAAGTGGTAGTGGAACTGCCGAAGAAACTATTCAATATTTTGATGAGAAGAATTCATTTAAAGTAACGAGATAACATATGCCGTACACAAAAAAAGAACTAAAAGAAAACGAGTTTTGGCAAAAATTACATGAACAAGATAGAGTTGAGTATGAACACAAATTACAACAAGCTATCGATTTACAAGATGTAGTTGAAGTAGTCGATGAAAAACTTGGAAAACTTCCTTTAGAAAAAACTAAACCATTGAGAAACGATTCTGGTACTTTTTTGGCATTTGAAAATCCTGATACTGGATTAAATTATGATAGACCAGACCAATACATTTCAGTAGAAAAATTATCACCTCAGTACCATAGTGGTGAAATAAGAGATAAAGTTTTAGATACAGAGATAAAGGAACTCGTATAATATGGGCCGTAAATTAACACAACTTAGTGATAAAGATTATCAGCTTCTAAAGAAAGAAACTCCTACAATATTAGGTGAAAACGGACAACATTTTCCTACATTTGGAAACAACATGGAAGATTATGTAAAGTTCTGTATTTACAATGTAAATGATGAGTATATTAAATCTGGTATTAGTGAAGATTTTGAAAATAGTGGAGAATCAATAAAGTTAAAACCAGGAAATGATTTACGAAAGGCTGGTTTTACTCGTGGTGATTACAAAATTAAATATTTCTTTCATAGAAGAATTGGTGGTGCTGATGAAATGGTTCTCACCAAAACTGTCGGAAGTGAATCAGGAATAATTCATAGTAGTAATCCACAGCTTACTGGTGTACCTATGGGTGAGTTTTATATAGAAGAAGATGGTAAAGTTTATATGGGTTCTAATAAACCAACCGATGGAAGTAAACCACAAGAACTTGATGTAAAAGAATATAAATATTTTATAGATGAAATTTCTGCAGATAGAACTGAGGTAAGACTTGCAACTCAAATGATTAATTTAAAAAAATATAAAGATGAATTTTATGAATTGTCAAATACGGTTGGTACATATACATCTATAACAGATGATTCTGGAAAAGGATTTGGTGAAATAGCAAATAAAAATAACCCAAGATTTGAAATTAACGCCAAAGATGGAAATGATTTAGGATTTGAAAGTAAATATATCGGTGGACAAGTCCAAGTAGATAACGCCTTTATTGTCGGATATAACAATAAAACAAATACAACACAAAATGATAATTGGTCACCAAGTGATCCTATACCAGCAGCATATATTGAAGCATATGATTTAAAAGATGCTGGTTTTCCTATGGCAGTTAGATATGTGGTAAAAGATGAACAAACAGAATTAACCTTGTTAGGACATGATTTTGTAGGTTATCAACCTATACCAAATTTAGTAACTCCTGGATTAAAATATCTTTTTGATTTTGGTTGTGGACACACAGAGATGACCGATGCACCTTTTGCTAATCATACATATGATACAATAGGAAATTATAATCCTACCGTAACCATAATGACACCTGATTTCACATCAGTTGTTGATGAGGTTTACAAAAATACAGGCATATCACAAGACGGGCCTGGATTAAGAGGTAGTAAATTAAGTGGATTTACACCGACACCTGCAGATTCAACACCAGGAACTTCAACACCAGATGTTCCGAGTATATCTGCATTAGATGGAAAGGTAATCAGGTGGGATGGTAATGCACAGAGTCAAGGAATACCACAAAAAATCGTTGGTGAACCTGCAGCCTCAACTACAAGATGGTATATTCAAAATGGATATAGAAGGTGGATTACAAGTGATTACAATATAAGTTTGTTAAGAGAGACATTAGGATTAGATGAAGTAAATGATTTTCAATTATACACAAATTTAATTAATTCAATACCTGTAGGTCCTAATATATCAGGACTTACTTTTACTACGGGTACACCAAATTTAACCGATACAATAACAGAGGCTGATTACGGAGTTTTAATATTACCAAGCTATGAAGAAGATGAAACCGAAGAAGAAACTGATGATAGTGATTCCGATGATAGTTCTGAATCAAATGAAATGTACACCTTAGAACTTAACTTAGAGGCATTTTTGGGAGGAAATGTAGAACAATTACCATATAATGATGATGATGATGATAATCAAGGTACATCGTTAGATGCAAGTTGGTTAGTAAATGGACAGCCAGTAAATTCTTACTACTCCAGTCAAATGTTTGAGGCAGGTACAAGTGTTGAGGTTCAGGTGGTTGTAGAATCATATCCACCTCAAGAATATGATTTTATAAATTGGACAACTGGTGGTCAAAATGTTAGGTACTCAAATCCAAGAACTTTTATAATGAATAATGATAAGTCCACCACAGCTCAAGTTGGGATACCATTCTAATGAAAAATAAACGAATCATATATTGGGGTGGAACACATCAAACTACAATTCCTCGAATGGGGGCATGTGGTGATGGAGTGGAAGTCAATCCTGCAGAGGGAGCTGGTGGAGGACCAGGAAAACCAGCAGCGTCAGCTTCAGCACCAGACGGGCCAGGATTATTTGATAAACTTAAAGGATTATTACCTGCATTAGCACTCGGAGCTTTAGCTATAGCTGCAATAGCTGGTGTGGCATTTATGTTAAAAAAGAATCGAGAGCCAGATGGTGGTCTTGATTTAGATTTTGATGCCAGTTTATCTGATGAGGAGAATTTCGCAAATCTTGGGCTTGATATACAAGGGGCAACATCTGTAGCCCGTGCAGGAAACGATGGAAAACCTGGATTTGATTCTAATGGATTATCAATCCCACCTGCATTTGTTGGACAACAAGTAATAGATGAAGATGGTAATCTTTGGGTATATAAAGATCCACCAGGAATGTGGATTATGTTTGATGATGCAGAACCAAGATATATTAGTGATGGTGATGAAAATTTACCAATTTATGCACCTTATGTTGCAAATATAACAGATGTTTTAAATCCTGTAACTATTACGGTTGATAAAACTTGGGCGGAAGCTTCATCAGAAATAGATAACCAAAAGAATTTTCACCCTACCCATCCATCTTGGAAAGTTTTATTTCCAAAGGATAAAGATTTATACACATATCTACAATTTGATGGAGATAAACAAAGTTTAACAATTAATTTTTCAAAGGATACTGAAAATTATAAAGAATATCCTAACTCATTAGTTTATAAATTATATGAACCATTACCTGATGGAATAGAAAAGGGTGATTTAACATATGTGGTTAAGGAGATGGCATCACCTTATACTGAAACGGTCGAGTTGGTAGATTTTGTAGAAGAAGATATAGATGCTGTATTATTGAGAAACCCTAAGTGGGATAATGAAACTCATCAATCAAGTTATTTTAGTCCTCGTGATACTAAATTTAAAAATTATGATGAATTAGTTACGAGTGATTCTAACATAAAAGAACAGATTGAAAATGAAATTATAAGTGGTAGTTTTATGGATAGCATAGAACTTTCAGGAATAGATTATAGAAGATGGGATAACTTTGTTCATTTTAGTTCGATTGAAGATAGACTTGTAAATTTTAAAACTAAATTACAAAAAATTGAATTATTTGAAAGTCAGAGTAAAAGTTTATTTGGTATATCTGGCTCATTAACATATACACAAACTTCAAGTTTATCAACAAAAGTTAAAAAAATTAAAAATGAATTTACACCTTTTGAAAACTATATGTATTTTCAATCTTCATCTTATATATCAAGTTCTCTTGGAGAATTTTTTGACAATACTTGGCCAAAGAATGGTGGAAGTGGAACTAAATTAAACGCATATAGTTTATATCCAGTTACATCATCTAAGGCAACATCTTGGTATAATGAACAAATAACATCAGCATCCCTTTTTGATAGAAATAATAGAAATAGATTATTGACTAATATACCAGACCACATTACAAATGATAATAGAAATGTAGCGTTTCACACTTTTATTAATATGGCTGGAGAGCACTTTGATGGTATATGGTCATACATAGAACAGATACCACAAATATATGATAGACGACAACCATTAAATGAGGGACTATCTAAAGATTTAATTTATGCAGTTGGTAGGTCATTAGGGTTTTATTTAAATGACGGACAAGATTTAATTGAACTTCCAAAATTATATCTTGGTCAAGAGGCTACTGGTTCTGATGCTAGTGTTTTTAGCCAACATTCTTCTGTAGCACAAAAAGATATATCGAGAGAAATTTGGAAAAGAATGATAAACAATATGCCATTCTTTTTAAAGACAAGAGGAACTCTGAGGTCGTTTAAAGGATTAATAAGTTGTTATGGTATACCATCAACAATATTAAGAGTTAAGGAGTATGGAGGACCCGATCCAGCACCTGATGCACAGCCATCATATTTTATAGATAAAAATTTTACTAAGGCATTAGATTTTAAAGGTGAACAATATGTATTGACAACTTGGGCAAACGATACCAATAGTGGTAGAAAACCTGATACAATAGAATTTAGATTTCGTTCTCAAGCAGCAAGTGGTTCGTTTCAAACATTATTACAGGCAGGGGCAAATCCTGGTGGATTCGCTATAGGTATAAAGGAAGATACGAACTCATCAAGTGATAATTATGGACACGTCGCATTCAGACTTGCACATGGTTCGGATTCAAGTAAAGGTTATGCCGAACTTTCTTCATCATCACTTCCTGTTCATGACGGAGAATTTTATTCTGTAGCATTAACTCGTGTATCTTCAAGTGGTGCACAATTAAGTGTTGATACCACATCTCAAAGAATACAATACAGATTGATGGTTAAGAAGTATGACGAGGGTAGGAGTAAAATTTATTTAGATTCTGATGAAACTATGATTGTAAATGGTGCGGTTAGTTCATCGTGGAATGGTTCGTTTACAGGAAACGAAACTGCTTATATTGGTGGGGCACCTGATAATTCGTTTGGTAATCAGATGACTGGTTCTATGATGGAATTTCGTTATTGGAACACAGCTTTATCTGAATCTAACTTTGATAATCATGTAAGGTCACCAAAATCATTTAATGGAAATCACCCATCTGCATCTTGGACAGATTTAGTATTACGATATTCGTTTGATGATAATAAAGCATTGAATAGTGATGGTGATATTCGTGATACAAGTGCAGACCAATCTTATATTCAGTCAGGAAGTGCACAAGGATATACATCTGGTACATTACCACATTTCCGTTCAGTTGTAGACGAAGAACAGATGAGAATTCCTAACTTAGGCCCAAATAGACGAGTATCAAATAAGATTAGATTAGAAAATAGTAAATTAGTTTATGGTAATTTAAGTCATAACAAACGAGTTGAATTAAGTGCATACGATACTGCAGCTTTAGATAGTAATAAGTTGGGAATTTATTTTTCACCAACTGATGTAATTAATGAAGATATTATTCGTTCTATAGCAGACTTAGATTTTGACCAATACATAGGTGATCCTCGTGACCAATATAAATTAAGATATAGACAACTCGAAGATATAGGATTACAATATTGGCAAAAGTACTTATCACCAAATAATTTTTGGGATTATATAAGATTAATAAAATATTATGATACTTCTTTATTTGAACAACTAAGGTCATTTGTACCTGCAAGGGCCAGAGCAAATGTTGGTTTATTAATTGAACCAAATATACTTGAGAGAAAGAAAGAAGTTGTAGGTGAACCACCTAATTTTGATGATTTGTATATTGAAGGAGATGCAAACGCATTAACATATTCTTCATCAGCCGTTCCTGAAGCATATGCAGTTTCAATGTCAGGATATGCAGTTACCATAAGTGGTTCATATCCAGTTTATCGAAGTGCGATAAGTATGTCGAGTTACATCAACCCAAGTGGTTCGTTTGATTCATACGAAGGTACAATTACAAGTTCATTTCACGAACCATCTAAATATATCTTAACTCAGTCAATCAACTCGGATTATGGATATAAAATATATGATATCACAGTAGGTGGTCCTGCTCATGTATTTGAGGAAGCATTACAACCTACAATAACAGGTTCAAGAATATCTGAACATAATTATGAGTATAGGTTCTTCTATACATCTTCAAGAGATGCCTTAAAGGATCACGGATATACTTTTGATTCACAGAAAAATAATTTTCATTCTTCTTCTTTTCATAGAAGTGAAATACAAAGTGTGGGATATGATAATTCATACTTTAGATTGGCATACTTAGGATGTCAGCAAACAAAATATACTACTACGGACAAAGAACCTCCAGTTTCTATAACTGTAACTTCACCAACAACATTGGTAACACAGGAACCTGGAGAATCTAAGTTAAAAGTAAAGTAAAAATACGAAAAATTAGAGTTTGATATATTTATAGTTGAGAAAGTTTTATTCACGATTATATTTAAACTCCAGTTTAAAAGAACAAAAACAATAAATTATCTTTATTTAGGAGACAAAAATGGGATTTCTAAACAACACAACGATTACAATCGATGCTATTCTAACCAAAAGAGGTAGAGAATTATTAGCTAGAGGTAGAAACGAATTTAAAGTAACAAAATTCGCATTAGCAGATGATGAGGTTGATTATCGTCTATGGGATACATCGCATCCAAACGGAACTAATTTTTATGGAGCTGTTATTGAAAACATGCCAATATTAGAACCTGTACCAGATGAAACACAAGTATTAAAATATAAACTTGTTACCTTACCAAAGGAAACTTCAAGATTACCAATACTTGATGTTTCTATTAGTTCACTAAACTTTACTTCGGGACTAGCAAGTGCAGAAATTGTTGCACCAGGAACATTAAACTCAACAGATGCAGAACAAGGGTATACATTTATCATACACGATACATCGGTAGCTAAACTTGAAGTAAATCAAGCAGCACCAAGTCCTTCTGCACCATTAATTCCAGTCGCTTTAAGTGGTGATGAATTAACACAGAGTCAGAATACAACTGGTTTATCAGCAAAAATATTACCACAAACATTTACTACACCTACGAAGAAATCAACACAATTGACTATCGTGGGTAATCAGACAGGAGCAACAACTACGGTAACTGTTTCGGTCAACAAAACACAATTAGGAAGTCCGGCATCAGCAGCGGGTTCAATCTAAAGAATTATACAAGGAGTTAGAAATGGCATTATCAGGCGCATATAAAGCATTTAATGATGATAACGATATAGTAAAAAACATTAAAAGCGTAATCTCATCAGGAATATGGAGTACAGGAGCGAATACTTTAACGGCCTTCTATACTCAATCCGCACAAAGTTCAAGTACTGGAAAGTATTTTTACGATGTATATAAAACAGACCATACCGATACTGAAAGAGAAGTTCAGTTTTCGATAACTTATGGTCATATACACGGAAGTGGTTCTTTAGGAACTGCGGGAGCCGCGACTGGTAATAGAGCATCAGCTGCGATACACGCACAATTTGTTAATTTACTATTAGGACCTAATGTAGAAAAATTTACATATGGTGGTGATGTAACTTCAAAACATTTTTACGCATTATCTTTACGAAGAGCTCGTATGAGAGAAAAAGTAGATCCAGGAAATTGGGAACTACATTTAAGTGGTAGTGATGTAGCACTGCTACCAGGTACCGATTCACTTATTAAGTTAATTGACGATAGTGGAGCAACAACCAATCCAACCACAGGAGTTGGTGGTCGAGTATTTAATGTTGTTAGTGGTTCAATATCCACTGGAACAGCAGCTACCAATTTAGCAGCAGCATCTCAACCGGGTGGTGGATACGGATTATTCTATCCTGATTTAGGACTCATCGTACTGAACGCTGACATACTACATGCGTCAGGTGGTATAGCAACAGTTACAGGTTCAAATACCGAAGGTGGTAATGTTAGTAAATTTTTCTCTATGATAGAAGGTGGTGGTAAATTCCAAGCCCGTAGAGAAGAAAGAATATCATCGACACATTATTTCTGTCGAGCAGGAAACAAAGAATTTAACTTTTCTAACAATCCAACATTCTTCACAGGTTCAACTGGTGAATTTACTCAACCTACATACTTTAAAGATCCAAAGTCGTACATTACAACCGTAGGTCTTTATAATGATTCTAACGAACTTTTAGCAGTAGCCAAGTTGAGTAAACCCGTTCTTAAATCTTTTTCAAGGGAAGCTCTTATCAAAGTAAAGTTAGATTTCTAATAGATAAGGAGCAAAACATATGTTAGGAAATGTCCATCCGCAAGACGTTTCAGTAGAACCATTCAAAGTCCATAAACGATTTCAATTTAGGACTGCCGATACAGGTAGTGGAGTTTATGCTTTAAAAGGAGTTAGTGGAAGTTTTCATAATTTCATGACAGGTTCTGCAAATTCTCAGAGCTTTGGTGTTTATAATTCCATATCTGAAAGTATGGACAAACCAAAATCTACTTGGTATAGCCTTGGAACATATTACGAACTACCATTATATTATAGCATTAATCATTTGTATTATGAAAAATTTAGTGGTAATCCAAAATTACCACACATGAATGAACAACCACAACCATATCTGAGTTGGGGTCCCTCTAATAGAAACAAAATGAATAGAGAATTACACGACAGATGTTCAGTAATTTCGTTACCACAATCTTTAATCGGTGAAAGAATAAAACCTGGTTCTGTAAAAATACTTGATGATTCTAAAGATATAACTTTAGATATAAGAGATGACGGAGATGGTAATTTATATGATTTTGCATTTAGTTCATCATATGCATCACATAGGTCAGCAAGTTTCGATACGGGTGTTGGTATAACAGCACAAGGTAGTGGTAGTGTTGTCGGTAATGTATTTTATGATACTGGAATGGTAGTAATGACAAATACAGGTTCAAGTTATGTAAATGCATTTTTAGGATCAGGTACAGACGGATTTGAAATAGATTATAGAGCAACTCATACAATTTATCAACACGAATATACTGTAATTGCACCAGCAGGTAGATTCAGTAATTCAAAAAATATAAGTGTTACACACCAAAGGAGTGGTAGTATAACCGTAAAAGAAGGGGCAAGTCCTCACTCTCTTTTTCCACCAGGAGATAATCCATCTGCAGCCGCAGGAAGCGGTTCGTTTAATAGTTCTTATGAGGCAACTGAATTTGTAAATTCTTTTGTAACTCATTCTCAGTTTGCACCCTATGTAACAACAATAGGTCTCTACAACGAAAATAATGAACTATTGGTGATTGGAAAAACATCAAGACCTATAAGAAATGAACCAGATTTAGATATGTCATTTGTTTTACGATTTGATGTCTAATTCGCCATATATATAATATTTATTATAGAATAAAAGAGACTGAAAGTCTCAGAAAGGAGTAATATGATAGGATTACTCGAATTATTAGTAGGTATTGTATTGGGTATTGGTATTTCAGATGCATTAGATAGTGCTAAACCAATCTACCCAAATGATTCCACTAAAGTTAGTACAGAATATTATATAATTTATCAAGATAGATATTTTGGTAGAAGATATGGATATTCTTTGTTTAATGACTATTGGTGGCACACACCAAATAATTATCATTATGGATACCGCACTCAAAGAGGAACTGATGTTCCATTAAGAACTTGGGGTGGTACAAGTAAAGGTAGAAAAAGTGGTGAATATACCAAACCTAAAACTCGTAGAGACGGAGAGGGGGGTGGTAAAGGTCGACATCACGGAGGTAAAGGAAATAAAGGAAGAAAGAAAAACTAAAATAGGAGAATAATCGTGGACAACCAAACACAAGGTCTTGTCGAAGGGTTGATAGGACAATATGGTTGGTTATTTATTGTGGGTGTAATAACACTCATCTTTCAAAATACCATAAGAGAGGCAGTAGATGGTTTCATGGTCTTTTTGGGTAATGATTACAACGAAGATGATGTCGTAGAAGTTGATGGAGAACCAGGAAGAATAGTAAGAGTGAGTATGTGGAAAACCGTATTCTTTATCTATCATATAGTTGAGGGTAAAGTTGTCGGTGGTTCAAAGTTGGTAGTGGCAAATTCAAAGTTGAAAGATTTGAAAATAGAAAAACCATTAGCTAATCTTGATTTATCTAAATATTCAAAAAAATAGTATTGTGATATTTATAATTGTTAAGTAACGCTAGCAATATGGAGATATAAATGAAAAAAATATTGATTGGTCTGTTAATTAGTGTAAATTTATTATCAGCCGAAAATGAACTTTGGAAATTTTTTAAGTATTCGACTGCATACGCAAGTTTCAGTTTGAATGCACCAAGACACCAAGATGATAGGTTTGCTATTATAGGTGGGTTGAGTACAGGACAATTACAAGTCGGTAGAACCGAAAGAGAATTAAAACCTGATTTTCAAACATCATTTGGATTAAGAAAAATTGGTAGATTTAATTATGAACCAAAACGAGGTGTTAAGAATGCTGGAGTTGGTGGAACTTGGTATGATGGTTCAGAATCTAATGCTAATGAAAGTGCTACATTTGGTCCTGTTCAAGGATGGGAATATCTAATTAAATGGTCAGAAGGTAGACAATGGGGTAACGAATATTTAAATCAAGAGTATTGGGTAAGATACACAAGTGATTGGTGGATGGCTAAAATAGGTTGGACGGAGTTAGGATTAGAAGAACTTGAATATGGTCAAGGTGAATTAAGATTTAAATGGACACCACCTGTTTTAGATGACAAAATAAATTTAAGTATTGGTGTAAAACATAGACAACATCCTGTTTATGGATTTGATGCTATGGTATTGGATACGACTTGGTACAAAGGACAATGGTGGAATTTCGCAGAAGATGCCTTTGGTATTGATGATAATGCTTGGTTTACAGAAGATTATCATTTAAATGGTGACCGAGATATTCAACTATATGAAATAGATCCTGAAACTGGTGAGTTAAGACCGATTGAAGGTGGTGGTCCTTTTTGGAATGATGATGGTAGATTTGTCGGTGTTGATTGGCTGTGGAGAGATGAGAATGGTAAAATATTTGCATATACAGATAGAGAATATTTCTTATATCACTTTCCAAGAATGTTAGAAAAGTATATTGGTGGTGTCAAACAAGAAATAGGATATCAAAGAGAAACTTCAATAGTATTGGGAGCTGATTTTTATCATTATGATGATTATTGGTGGTTACATGCTTGGGGTAATTGGTTACCTTACCACTTTGGACACGATAAATATTCATATCATAACGGAGCACATTACCAAACTCATTTAGAAGAAGGTGGTGAACCAAATGAATTTAAATTTAAAGACGCGATGTGGCATAATTG